TGATAAGAGCTCACTCCTAAAATCTTCATTAAAATACCTTATAGCTAAATCAAAATAAGTTGTTGTAGTAAAGCCATTATAGCCTACAGAGGTTAAGAAGTCAACAAAAGTCCATCTTTTGTTGTCTACGGTGGGTTGTATTCTATGAACCATAAAACAAGGAAATGTCACAGTTTTTCCGGGGCTTGGATAAATTCTTGCTATAACATTATTTGGAGTTGGGTAGTCAAAGTCAACCTCCAAAGCACCTGTAGGATTCCAGTCTCCTATTTCAAGAGGTTTACCTTCAGTAAGATAAATTATTCTAGTCCAATAACGACCTCGACGAGGATTAGATAAGCGTCTTCCCTCAAAAGAGAAGGAATCAGAGTGCCAATCATAAACATCGCCCTGTTCTAATAAAACAGCTGTTTTATCTTTAATCCTACAGATAGTTCTTTGCTGGTGATGAGGATCAGAAAAAGAGTTAGCCTCTATATATTTCAATAGAGGCTTTGTGTTTCTTTTGATTAAATCATTAGTGTAGATTTTTATACAATCTTGCCAATCCTCATGAATAAAGTCATGAACAGACATCCACCCACTCTTTGATTTCTTCCCATTTTTCTTCTTCTTCAGCTAAGTTTTGCTTGCGAACAATTGTAGCAATTTTTGTAATAGTTGCAACAGGAATCGCATACTCAGTCTTAATATCTTTTTTTAGTTCTGAGATTGATTCTCTGATAGATTCAGCCTGAATCATAAGGTCTACAATGCGATTAATTTCTTTTTTTACTTCTTGTTTTAGTGCTACTTCCATGATTACCTCTTTTGTTAATTAATGATTAATTATACCTAATTAAAGAGCAGGATGCAAATCTTGATATAAATTTAAGAGATGTTAAGTAGTAAATTTATGTACTGAATTAGCAATTGCTGATTCAGCAGTAGGCTCCCAGACGCCATTCTCTTGTGCGTCATATTCTGCAAGTCTTGCGGTCACTAAAGAAGGCGCTAAAGCTAAAAATTCGTCTCGTGTAGAAGAGACAGGAATATCATTTTTAGAAATATATACTTCAGTTTTTAAAGGATAAACGTGTAGAGGAAGCCTTTGTACGCTGCAAAACCACGTTTGTTCAGGATAATCAGGGTCAGGGGAAGGGTTAGAAAGATAAACAGACTCAATGTTAAAAGTGTCTGATTCGTAAATATTAGCCATTATTAATTCTCATGCTTTCTTAGAATAGATTAGTATTTAACATAATCTAAAATAGATTTTTTGTCTATACAATTTTAAACAAGTTTAAATGATTGTCTTACCTTCTCAGGTTTGTGTCTAATTAGCTTTCTTTCTTGAAGAATAGACATAGCTTCATTAAACATCTTCAAACTATTCTCACTTGACTCTTGCTGGTTTAAAATGAGTAACTTCTGATGAACCATGTTCAAAGCAGTTACAAGATTAGCTGAGCCTATAGCACGTGAGCCTTTAAAATCACCTTCAGTACGAGGTCTGACTAGTTCAAAAAGAACATTTTCCCAAACCTCGCCTGAATCGTCATCATATACCTCAACGGGCATGCCGCCAACAATTTTCCACACGAGTGCAGTTATATCGTCTTGTTTCATAAAACCCCCAGCTGGCAGCCTTCGGCTGCTAGTTAGACGGCCCAATCATCTCGATGCGAGGTATGGTAAAACCATGCTAGAGCCGTAGACACACGCTTCGCGTGAACTGTTTCATCTTGGCTCAATGCGTCAACAAACTCATGTTTGAAGCGGAGCCAAGGGTTACGAACATTTTTGACAGGCTTCATCACAGCGATATCACGCTGGTTCCAATGTTCACAACGCTTTGCATAAGCTGGCTGATCGTTAAGAGAACGAGTTGTCTCATCTAGCTTAGGCTTTAGTACTTCGTACAGCTCTTGAAAAGCCAAGCTTTTCTCACTATCATCTATGTCAGCAATGCAGATGCGACGAGCATTACGTACCAAATCTCTGTAGGCGTTGCGAGCAGTTAATTTAAAGAACATTTTTCTTCCTTTATAAATAGCATAAATCGTGGGTAAAGACAAATTAAAAATTGAAAGTTTTAGAGATGATGTCGTCCAGAGAAGTCTCTTCTGATTCTTGAACGATTGTATCTAAGTAAGTGGGCGGATAGTGAACTCCGTTTTTTGACCAGAAGTCACGAGGATTATGATAGTGCATCCGAGGAAGTGTTTTCCAATAAGCATTAATTCGCTGAACAGCACGATCATACTCATCATAAAACGGAGCATGAATTGAGATGCGATTGCGTGCTTCGCCCATCCACTCATGAGCTAACCACGGATTCCAACGAGCTACATTTTCCGCTTCTGAGATTGTGCGACGAATACTCCAGTCTGAATAACCAGAGTTGAAGATTGATGGTTTTGCTTTAGCCATTGATTGCCTTATCCTGTAAGTGGTTGAAGTGATCTACTACATCTACAATAAACCGAGCTGCAAAAAACTCGCCATGAGAGTCCTTCAGTTCATAGTATTCTTGCATTGTGTCAGGAGAGTGTTGCTGCAAGATAGCTTTTGCTTCTTGCAGAGATGGTCGCTTGTGCATTTGCGTTCCTTATTATTATCATTGAAAGGTATAAGTCATAAATGTATTGACTTATGAATAGATTATAGTAAAATATAGACATGTACGCAACTGAAAAATACGTTCGAATGGAAGTGAAAGAGGTGCAGAGTACGATTCGTGAGGTGGCACAAGACCTAGGTGGTGACATCAACTACCTACACTCTGAAATCAATGAACTTCGTAACGAACTAAAACAACTCATTCAAGACTTACAAGAACTCAGGGAGACTGGAGATGGCAACCTATAGTGTTGTTTTATTTTATGCTGAATCAGATGATACTCAACAACAGTACATGACTGAACAGCAGAGTGCAATACAAAAAGCACATCCAACACTATCAGTTGAGGTAGTTAGTTCAACTGATTCAAGACTCTCGCTCTATGGTAAGTATCCTGAACGTACTCCTTGTATTCTCATACTAAAAAACGGAGCGAGAATGCAGGCAAAACACGCAAAACTTCAGCACACTGAGGCTATCAACTGGATTACTAGCCGTATCAGTTGATGCCTAAAGCAATTGCCTTTATTCCTCATAAACTCAGAATTGAACGTCACAAAGTAGACTATCTTAGAGCTATCTCTGAAAACATGGATCATCCTTGGCAAGCTGAAGATGGTCGTGAACTAGCACCTATCCAACAAAAACTTATTGATAAAGTATCTCCCTACACTGGATTAACTCACTGGTGTTGGACTGACTGCTGTACAGATGCACTGCAAATCTGTATAGAAGCGCTTACTAAAGAAGGAGATACGATCATTGTTCCTGCCTATGGTTGGCGGGCTTTTGCTAACGCTCCAACAATCATGAATCGTAAAGCAGCGTTCTGCGATATAGATGCGACAGGAAATATAGACTTAAACGATCTAGAACAGATGATTCGTGAACAGTCTCCTGCTGCAGTGATAATTGTGCATAACTTTGGTACAATTGTTGATGTATCTCCTATTGCTCCTATCTGCGAACAGTATGGAGTTAAAATAATAGAAGATGCAGCTCCATCGTTTGTAATGGGAGAACCCTATTCTTATCTACCAGGCACTGCTTCTGATGCAGTGTGTTACTCTTTTGATTTTACTAAGTTTCCTGGCTCGCTAGGTTCTGGAGGCGGAATTGCTACTCGTTTTCCTGAGTTGCATGATAGGTTCTTTGAACTTCAAGCACACGGCACAAATAAACAGCGTGATGTGGTACGAGTTGGTACTAAGAGTTTTATGGATGTTACCTCTTGTGCAGTTCTTTTACGAGAGATAGAACTTTTTGAGCAAAATAAGTATAGAGAGCGTAGAAGACAGGTTGCTACTTGGTATAATGATAATCTTCCCTATAAATCTATACCTGGAGAAAATTATATTTGGGAAAGGTATTCAATGTTTGTTCCTTCAACAGAGGTAGTAGACGTTTTAGAACGACTTCACTCTATCAAGTGTTTAGCACGCACAATGTTCAAACAACCTGTGAATACTTTTAAATTCTATGAAAACCGCAAACACTTGCCAAAAGT